GGTAACGCGCAACCCCGTGCTTTCTCTAGCGTCAGGTCTCTGCGGTCTCAAACAAGTCTCAACATGAGACAAAAATAAGACGGTGCCCCCGCCCCATGTGGAGCGTTCAATCGTTCAATAGTTCAATAGGATGGTCTCAAACTAGAACCGATAGGGCCTAGTGCTTGTCACTTTTGCTGAGTTTGCGCGGATTAAGGGTTGTGCAAAAGGCACCGTCACTGCAGCTACTAAAGGGCGCATTGCTGATGCAGTAGTTGAACGTGAGGGCAAACGTTGGATTGATCGTGAGCTTGGGCTAGAGCTATGGGATAAGAACACCAAGGCGACATACAACGCGAAGGTGAAGATGGTGGGCCATGCGCCGCGGCCCAGACCGGTGGAAGCGAGCAACCCGCGTGAGCTCAAGGCAGCGATCAATGCGTTGCCTGATGATGCGATTCCTGAGTTGAATGAATCACGCGCAAGACGTGAGCACTATCAGGCGGAGCTAGCGAAGCTGCAGGTGGCGCAGCAGCGTAAGGAGCTGGTGCCTGCTGATGAGGTGAAGAAAGAGGCGTTTCAGATCGGGCGCAGCGTGCGGGAGGCGTTGGCAAACTTGGCGGATCGGCTTAGCCATCAGCTGGCGGGTGAGACTGACCCGGTGGTGATCCACCAGCTGCTGAGCGATGAGCATCGTGATGCGCTGCTGTCGCTGGTGGAGGTGGAGCGATGAGCGTCTGGCGCGCGGCGTTCATGGATGGGCTGCGGCCTGAGCGACCACTGACGGTGAGTGAGTGGGCGGATAAGCACCGGCGGCTGAGTAGCAAGGCATCGGCGGAGCCTGGCCCGTGGCGCACGGGTCGGACGCCGTATCTGCGGGAGCCGATGGACTGCCTGAGCAGCAACAGCCCGATCCAGCGAGTGGTGATGATGTTTGCGGCGCAGACGGGCAAGACCGAGGCGGGCAGCAATTGGCTTGGCTACACCATCGACCACGCGCCAGGCCCGTTGCTTGCTGTCCAGCCCACGGTGGAGATGGCGAAGAGGTTGAGTAAGCAGCGGTTGGAGTCGCTGATCAATGAGACGCCGTGCCTGGCTGAGAAGATTGCGCCGGCCAGAAGCCGTGATAGTGGCAACACGATGTTCAGCAAGGAGTATCCGGGAGGATTGCTCCTGCTCACCGGCGCCAACAGCGCAACGGGGCTGCGATCCACGCCATGCCGCTACATCTTTATGGATGAGGTGGACGCGTTTCCTCTGGATGTAGATGGCGAGGGCGACCCGGTGAGCCTTGCTGAGAAGCGGGCCACCACGTTCGCGCGGCGGAAGATCCTGCTCACCAGCACGCCGACCGTGAAGGACTTCAGCCGGATTGAGGCGGAGTATCAGCGGAGCGATCAGCGGCGGTTCTATGTGCCGTGTCCGTGCTGTTGTGCGATGCAGTGGTTGAAGTGGCCGCAGCTCAAGTGGGAACGCGATGAGCCGAGCACTGCGGTGTATGAGTGCGAGGTGTGCGGCGAGCGGTTCGCTGAGATTCACAAGCCGGCGATGCTGCGGCAGGGCGAGTGGCGGGCAACGGCACCGAGCGATGGCAAGACCGCTGGCTTCCAGCTGAGTGGGTTGTATTCCCCGCTGGGTTGGCTGAGCTGGGCCGACATGGTGGACGACTTTCTGCGGGCCAAGGCTGATGCGCCGATGCTCAAGTCGTTTGTGAACACCCGGCTGGCGGAGACATGGGAGGAGGACTACGCGAGCAAGGTGAGCGCAGTGGCGCTTATGGAGCGGTGCGAGGGCTACCTACCGGGCCAGCTGCCGGATGGTGCGCTGGCGGTCACCATCGGTGTGGACGTGCAGGGCGGTGGTGGATCCGTTGGTGATCGCTTGGCGGTGAGCGTCTGGGCCTGGGGCCGCCATGAGGAGGGCTGGCTGATCGACCATCAGGAGATCATGGGTGACCCGTGCCAGGCGGAGGTGTGGCAGCAGCTGGACGTGATCGTGCAGCACGAATGGGAACACGCGAGCGGGCGCAAGGTGCGCGCCGATGTGGTGGCGGTGGACTCTGGTGGCCACGCCACGGCGGAGGTGTATCAGTACGCGCGGGAGCGGCAACCGCAGGGCGTGATCGCCATCAAGGGCCAGAGTCAGCGTGGCAAGGCGCCGATTGGCAAGGGCAGCAAGGTTGACGTGAACTTCAAGGGCCGGACCTTGAAGCGTGGTGCGATGGTCTACCCGGTGGGTAGCGACACGATTAAGACGACGCTATTTGCGCGGTTGAAGCACAACGCAGTTGGTGATGGGTATCTGCACTTTCATGCGCAGACCGGGCCGGAATACTTTGAGCAGCTGACCGCTGAAAAGCAGGCGGTGCGTTTTGTGAAGGGTTTCCCGGTGCGTGAGTGGGTGAAGAAACCAAGCGCAAGGAATGAAGCGCTCGACTGTTTGGTGTACGCATACGCGGGATTAAATCGCCTCTATCAGCGTTATGACCGGAGATCTATCTGGGATCAGCTGGAGAAACGATTAGAGAGTGGCAGTGAGCCAAAGCGCAGAGCGCCGCTAAGATCCGGGCAGGCCGCGGCGTCGGCGTTCATCAGCAACTGGTAGAGCCGTGAACATCCCCGCCCAGATCAGAGCCGGCGACACGGTGAAGTGGCGAGATGAGGCCAGCCGTGACGTGTTTGGCAATGCAATCACCAGCGGCGGTGGCTGGACGCTGACCTACTACTTGCGTTTCAACCACAACAACGAAGGCGCGACGGTGGTTGGCACGGCCTACAGCACGGGCTGGGAGTTCAACATTTCACAGGCCACCAGCGCTGCGTTTGATGCTGGTGACTGGTATTGGCAGGCAGAAGCAACCAAGAGCGGTGAGCACATCACGCTTGGTGCTGGCCAGCTGACGGTTCTGGCGAGCCTGAGCTATACGGGCAACCCTTCAGCTTTTGATGGCCGCAGCCAAGCGCAGAAGGATCTGGATGCAGTGCAGGCTGCGATCCGCGCGCTGATCAGCGGCGGTGTGGTGCGTGAGTACAGCATCGGCAACCGCAGCCTGAAGAAATACGAGCTGCCAGATCTGCTGGCGTTGGAGGGCAAACTGAAGGCTGAGGTGAAGCGCGAACAGGCAGCGCAGCTGATGGCCAACGGCCTTGGCAATCCTCACAACCTCTACGTTCGCTTCTGATGGGCCTCCGCACGAACTTTCTGAGGGCCATGGGCCTGCAACGGATTCAAGAGGAGCCGGCACGGCCGCAGCGTTTGCGGATGTATGAGGGTGCGCGCGTTAGCCGGCTGACCAGCGACTGGGTGGCCAATGCCACCAGCGCCGACGCAGAGGTGCAGGGCAGCAATAAGAGGCTGCGGAACCGGGCCCGCCAGCTGGTGCGTGACAACGACTATGCGCGGCAGGCGGTGCGTGCGGTCAAGAACAACGTGATTGGCACGGGCATCAAGCTGCAGGCGCAGGTCAAGATGCAGCGCGGCGGGCGGCTGGATGAGATCACCAACGCTGCCATTGAGAAGGCATGGGCCAAGTGGGGCAAGAAAGAGACCTGCAACACGGCTGGCCGTTACAGCTGGACTGACATCGAGCGCATGGTGGTTGGTGCCATGTGCGAGTCAGGCGAGGTGTTTGTGCGCCTTGTGCGGCAACCGTTTGGCGGCAGCCGTGTGCCGTTCGCGTTGGAGATCATTGAGGCCGACCTGCTTGATGATGAATACACCGGCCGCAGCACGGTTGATGGCAACCAGTGGCGCATGGGCGTTGAGTGCGACAAGTGGGGCCGGCCGATTCAATACGCGTTCCTGAGCAAGCACCCTGGTGACATTCCGTTTGCCACTGGTGTGGTGACGCCGGGCCGTCACCGGCTGGTGCCTGCCAGCGAGATCATTCACCTGTATCTGGCTGATCGGCCTGGCCAAACGCGTGGCGTGACATGGTTTGCCAGCGCCATTAAGAACCTGCACCAGCTGGCCGGCTTCCAAGATGCTGAGGTGGTGCGTGCCCGCGCGAGCTCGGCGCTGATGGGCTTCATCACCAGCGATGAGGGTGAGCTGCTGGGTGATGAGATCTATGACCGCGAACGGGTCAGCAACTTTGAGCCCGGCGTGTTCAAGTATCTGGCGCCAGGCGAGAGCGTGACGGTGCCGGATTTGAATGCACCTGACGGGCAGTTTGAGCCGTTTATGCGCGCAATGCTTCGCAGCATGGCGGCCGGCCTCGGCTGCGCGTACACCACGATCAGCTCGGACTACAGTCAAAGCAACTACAGCAGCAGCCGGCTGAGCCTGATCGAGGAACGCGATCACTGGCGCAGCCTGCAGCAGTATCTGATCGACAACTTCCACCAGCCGATCTATGAGGCATGGCTTGAGATGGCCGTGTTGGGCGGTGAGCTGAACCTGCCGGTCTATGAGGCCGATCCTGACCGCTACCGCGCAGTGCGGTGGATGCCCCGCGGCTGGAGCTTCATCGACCCACAGAAGGAAGTGCTGGCCTACAAGGATGCGGTGCGCTGCGGCTTCAAGACACTGGGCGAGGTGGTGGCCGAGCAGGGCGGCGATCTGGATGAGCTGCTGGTCAACCGTCAGCGCGAGATGCAGCTGATTGAAGAGCTTGATCTTTACTTTGACACTGACCCCAGCATTGAGCATGAGGTTGCTGAAACGCCTGAGCAGGAGGCGACAGAGGAGCAGCCTGAGGCTGAGCCGATTCAACCTGCCGATAATGTGGAAGACAACCTAGATCAGCCGGACGATGGATCTGATGCGTGACTTAGAGGGTCAGCTGCTGAAGAGAGCGCAGCCGACTGATTTTGCGGTCAGTGAAGATGACCGCACGCTGGAGTTTCCTTTCAGCTCTGAGTTTGCAGTTTCGCGTTACTTTGGCAATGAGATTCTCAGCCATGAACGCGGTGCTGCTGATCTCAGCCGCCTAAATGATGGCGCTCCGCTGCTGTTCAACCATGACCCCAGCAAGGTGGTCGGTGTAGTTGAACGTGCGTGGATTGATGGTGAGAAAAAGCGCGGCTATGCCACCGTCAAGTTCAGCCGCAATGCCTTTGCTCAGGAAGTGCTCGCAGACGTGAAAGATGGCGTTCTGCGCAACGTAAGCTTTGGCTATGCAATCAATGAAATGGAGCAACGTGGAAGCGGCGATTTTATTGCTACTTCCTGGGCTCCTTATGAAGTGAGCGTGGTTAGCATACCCGCAGACCCCACTGTGGGTGTCGGGCGTTCTATCGACGCTGAACCCGCGGCACCAGCCGCACCACAACCCCCCGCTATGGAACCTGAGGTTTCCCAAATGGAAAACATCGCTGATCTCTCAGTGGTGCGGGCTGAGGCGGCTGCTGAGGCCGCTAAAGCAGAGCGCACCCGCATCGCCAGCATCTCTGCACTGTGCGACAAGCACGGCATGGAGGATCTGGGTCGCCAGATGATTGAAGGCGGCCGCAGCATTGATGAGGCCCGCGCTGCTGTTCTCGACAAGCTTGGTGCCAAGCCCGTTGAGACCGTGGCCCCTGTGGAAATGGCTCAGCAGGAGCGCGCCAACTACAGCCTGACCGCTGGTATCCGCGCAATGCTGACCGGCGACTGGTCCAGCCGCGAGGCCGGTCTGGTGCGCGAGCTCAGCAAGGAAGTTGAGAAGTCGGGCATCAGCAAGACCACTGAGCGCTCGTTCTTCGTTCCCTTCTCTGCTCTGGGCGGCCAGCGCGCCACCTACGTGACCTCTGGTGCCACCACCGGCGGCAACTTGGTTGCCACCGACCTGATGGCCGATGAGTTCATTGAGTTTCTGCGCAACAACGCGCTGATGCTCCAGCTGGGCGTGCGCACCATGCCCGGTCTGGTCGGCAACGTGGCGATCCCCCGCCGCTCCGGTGTCGCCTCGACCTACTACCTCAGCACTCAGACCACCGCGATCACTCAGTCGGAATCGACTTTTGATCAGGTGACCATGAGCCCGAAAAACCTGGCCGCCCTGTCCAAGTACAGCCGCCAGACTCTGCTGCAGGGCACCCCTGGCATTGAGGAGCTGGTGCGCCGTGACCTGACCGATGGCATCAACCTTGCCATCGACCTCGGCATCCTGAATGGCTCCGGTTCTTCCGGCCAGCCCACCGGCATCATGCAGACCTCCGGCATCGGCTCGGTGGCCATGGGCACCAACGGTGGCGCCATCACCGTTGAGAAGGTGGTGGATCTTGAGTCCGCTGTGATGCAGGCCAACGGCGTGGTGAACGCCGCAAACGTGGCCTACCTCACCAACTACAAGGTGTCGGCTGCTCTGAAGAAACTGCGCGCTGGTGGCTCCACCACCGGCGACGGTCCCTTCCTGGTGAACGATCAGCTGAACGCCATCGGCCGCGGCCCCACCCCCGCCAACCTCAACGGCTACCCGCTCGCTCTGACCAATCAGGTGCCCAGCAACCTGACCAAGGGCACCAGCAGCGGCGTCTGCTCCGCTCTGGTGATGGGTGACTTCTCTCAGGCCATGGTGGGCTTCTGGGGCAATGGCCTCGAGATCACCGTGGGCGAGGAGAGCGATGACTTCGCCAAGGCTCTGACCAGCGTTCGCGGCATCGTCACCTATGACGTGGCCGTGCGCGATCCCAAGAGCTTCGCTGCCATCCTCGACATCACCACCTGATAGGAGCCGGGGGCGGGCAACCGCCCCCCTTTTTTTGTGATGAAGGTTCTGATCTCCAGTGACTGTGCCGCACGAGGTGCATACCTAGAGGCCGGCAAGACCTATGAGCTGGACTCTGACGTGGCTGCGCAGCTGATCCGCATGGGTCGCGCTGTAGAGGCCCCGGCTGAGGAGGCCAAGCCCAAGCCTGCACGCAAGGCCAAGACCGATGCCGCTGACTGAAGACCTCGGCGTATTCCTCAACGATTTCGGCGTCAGCTGCACGGCTGGCGCCGTTACTGCTTTGGGGATCCTCGACATGCCGAGCGAGGTGGTAGCCGGCGGCATGGTGCTCAGCACTGACTACACGCTGACCGCCAGGGCGTCGGACTTCGGCAGCTTGAAGTACAACGACAGCATCACGGTGGCAGGCACGGCCTACACCGTGCGTGAGACGCGCCTGCTCGATGACGGTGCGTTTGTTGAAATCGGCCTGCAGAAGACATGACCCGCCGCGAACGCATCCTGGCTGCCATCCGCACGGCGCTGACCGGCACCGCGCAGGTGGGCACGCGCATTTACCGCAGCCGGGTGGAACCGCTCAGCCGCGGTGAGGCGCCGGCGTTGGTGGTGGAACCGCTGCAGGATCAGGCTGCGCAGAACACCGCGTTGCCAACACTGGACTGGAGCATGACGGTGCGGGTGAGCGTAATTGTGCGCAGCATCGTGCCCGATCAGGCCGCTGATCCGATTGTGGAAGACATGCACACAAAGCTCATGGCCGACCTAACGCTGGGCGGCTATGCGATGGACATCCAGCCACAAGCAGTGAGTTTTGATTTCGTTGAAGCGGATCAACCTGCTGGCGTAGTGATGTGCGATTACGTGGTGAGATACCGCACCAGCGTGACTAATCTGGCGAGTGCGTGATGGCTACGATGATGGACGAATACCACGGCCAGGGCGGGAGCTATCTGGTCGATGCCAAGACCGGAAAGCGGAAGCTCGTTGAGCGCACCGAGCCGGCTCCCAACCCCACACCTGAGGTGACCAGCGATGCCGCTCCTGTCTCGGAAACGCCTGATTCTGGCGAAGACTGAAACCACCTACGGCACCGATCCGATTCCTACCGCCGGCAGCAATGCTGTGCTGGTGCGAAACATCGAGGTGACCCCACTGCAGGCTGATGTTGTCACCCGTGACATCATCCGCCCGTATCTGGGCAACTATGAACAGCTGCTGGCCAACCAGCGCGTTGAGATCACCTTTGAGGTTGAGCTGGCCGGGTCGGGAGCCGCTGGCACTGCTCCGGCCTATGGCACGCTGCTCAAGGCTTGCGGCCTCTCTGAGACGGTGGTGGCCAGCACCAGCGTGACCTACGCGCCGGTGAGCAGCAGCTTCGACAGCTGCACCATCTACTTCAACAACGATGGTGTTCAGCACAAGATCACCGGTTGCCGCGGCACGCTGACCCTGAACGGTGAGGTGGGCACCATCCCCTTCATCTCTTTCACCTTCACCGGCATCTACAACGCTCCGACCGATACGGCTGCTGGCGCTGTGACCTACGGCAACCAAGCCACACCGGTGCTGTTTAAGGAAGGCAACACCACGGGCTTTCAGCTGTTCAGCTATAGCGGCTGCCTGCAGAGCGTTTCGTTGGATCTGGCCAATGAGATCCTCTACCGCGAACTGGTGGGCTGCACCAAGTCGGTCAACATCACCGACCGCAAGCCCAATGGCACTGTGGTGATCGAGGCGCCCACCATCGCAGCGAAGGATTATTGGACCATCGCTGTTGGTAACAGCACCGGAAACCTCACTTTCCAGCACGGCCAGACCGCCGGCAACCGTGTGACATTCACGGCGCCGACCGTGGACATCGCCAACCCGTCCTACACAGATCAGGATGGCATTCAGATGCTCAGCGTTCCTTACGTTGCGATGCCGACCGCGGCGGGCAATGATGAGCTGAGCCTGGCCTATACCTAAGCAGGAGCTACCGCATGGCGTTTGTTCTCAAGCAATCAGACACCTACAGCTGGCCGGTCACGTTTGAGGTTCCCACCGATGGTGGCCGGCATGAGCGTCAGACGTTTGATGGAGAGTTCAAACGCCTTCCCCAATCCCGCATCCGCGAGATGGGCAAGCTGATTGAAACCAATGAGATCACCGATGTTGAGGTGGCCTCTGAGGTGATGGTGGGCTGGAAGGGCATCACCGATGACAACGGCAAGGAAGTGCCATTCAGCCAGAAGGCACTTGAGCAGCTGATGGAAGTGCCGCTGCTGGCCACGCAGGTGGTTGCGGCTTACTTCCAGAGCCTGAGCGGGGCCAAGCGAAAAAACTGACAGCCGCCGCGGAGCATTGGGCACGCGGCGGTGAGATCGACAACACCGCAGATGATGCAGCGGTGTTTGGGATTGCGGCTCCCGACACTGATGGCGTCAAGGCGTTTGAAGTGTGGGAGGAGAACTGGCCAGCGGTGGAGATGTTCATGCGCTGCCAGACGCAATGGCGCACCAGCATGGGTGGGGCCATAGGGCTGGACTATGGCGCGCTGGAGTGGCTCCTTAGACTTTATGAAGTGAAGGATCAGCGTTCAGTGCTGGAGGATCTGCAGGTGATGGAGGCCGCAGCCCTGAACGTGCTCAACAAAAAGGAGAGCTAGCCATGGCGATGAACATGAGCGCTCTCCTGAACATCACGGCCAACGTCAAAGGCCGTGAGCAGATCGAGCGCCTTGGCAACAGCCTGCAGGGCGTGCAGGGCAAGGCCAAGAACTTGGCGGCCAGTTTCACCAGCCTGAGAGGTGGCCTAGCTGCCATCGGCGGCAGCGTGGCTGTGGCCGGCTTCAGTGCCATCGTGAAGAAAGCCGTTGATGCTGGTGATGCGCTGTACAACATGCAGCAGCAAACCGGCATTGCGGCAAAGGAGCTCACGGGTATCGCCAACGCTGCCAAGCTGGCGGACGTTGATACAGGCACCCTGATCAAGGGGATGACAAAGCTGAACGTGGCGTTGGTGAACGCCGCGGCCGGCAATAAAGACGCAGCGGCAAAGTTTGCAGCGCTGGGTATCAGCGTGAAGGGTGCAGACGGCCAGCTGCTGACTGCTGACAAGGCACTAAAGCAGGTGGCTGATCGCTTTGCCGACATGCCTGATGGTGCTGGCAAGGCTGCTGCTGCGGTCGCGTTATTTGGTAAAGCAGGCGTTGCATTGATCCCGCTGCTGAATGAAGGCGCAGCAGCGATGGATGAGTTCACATACAAGATCAGCGATGACTTCGCCGCGCGATCTGATCAGTTCAATGACACGCTTGCGATCCTTGGCATCAAGGCGCAGGGCTTTGGCCTAGAGCTGACTGATGCGCTGCTGCCGGCGTTGCAGTCAATCCTTGAGGTATTTAGCGAGCTGTTCAATACAAAGCAGGATTGGACTGCGCTGTTTGATGTCATCAAGGTTGGCATTCGCGTTGTCGCATCCGTGCTGCTTGCAATGGTCAAGCTGGTCGATGAGGCGGCCCGGCAGATTGTGACCTTCGCTCAGGTTGTCACGCGCACTATGCGTGGCGACTTTGCAGGTGCGTTTGAAGCTGGCCAGCAGTTTGTCGGCGGTTTCACGCAGCGCTTCCAGACCAGCATGGGTCAGTTTCAGCGTATCTGGACTGATGCCGCCAGCCCCGGCACTGGTATGCGACCGGGCGGCAGGGGCTATGAGGCACCCGATCAAAGCGGCGCCGCAGCGGCCGCAGCACGCGAGGCAGAGCGCGCCCGGCGTGAGGCAGAGCGTGCCGCAGAGCAGGCTGCCAAGGACTACAACACCGCGCTGGAGCGCAGCGTGGAGATCGCTGCAGACCTGCGCTACAAGATCCGCGACCTTGGCCTGCAAACGCAGGATCTGGGCGCTGTGGGCCTCGATGCCATCGGCAACAAATACCAAGGCGCACTCAACGACATTGAGAAGTCGCAGGCTGAGATCTTCCAGCAGATCCAGGACCTAGTGGATCTTTCCGGCGGTCAGCTGAAGTTTGAGGGTCTCCAGCAGTTGGCAAAGGACTACCTCAACGCACGTTCTGCCATGGCCTCGGCTGAGCGTGATGCTGCAGTGCAGAACCTTGCGCGGCAGGAAACTGGCGTGATGACCGGGTTAATGAAGGAATCCGGCACGCTCACCAATGACCCGCTGCGTCAGCTGGAGATCAATGAGCGCCTGCTGGAGATCCAGCGCGAGTTCCCCGATCTTTACGCGCGCCAAGCCGATGAGATCCGCAGGCTTGTGGAGTTGTCTGCTGGCCTGACCGAGCAGCAGCAGAAGATCAAGGATGCCGTCATGCAAGCCGGCGAGGCCGTGCAGAGCTCACTGGCCAATGCCATGAGCAGCGCTGTGACGGCGGTGGTCACGGGTGTCGGCAGCATCAAGCAATCGCTAGGCGACATGTTCAAAAGCATCGGCCAAGCGTTTGTTCAGATGGCCGCGCAGATCATCGCCAAGATGCTTGTCATGGCCGCCGTGGGCGCCATCCTCAAAGCGCTGGGCGTTCCGATGCCCGGTGGTGGCGGTGGCTTCAGCATGGACAGCACGCCCCTTGGCGCTGGTGGCGGATCCGTGGGTGGCATCGGCACTCTGGGCCCTAACTTTGGCCTGCCTGCACGCGCCAATGGCGGCCCGGTGGCGGCACGCCGGCCGGTGCTGGTGGGTGAGCGTGGCCCTGAGGTGCTGGTGCCTGGCAGCAGCGGCAACGTGATGAACAACGACAAACTGCGGGAGGCCATGGGTGCATCGCCTACACAGCGCGCTGCAGCACCGATGCTGAGCATGACCTTTGAGACCACTAACATCGGCGGCACGGAATACGTAAGCCGTGATCAGCTTGAGGCCGCCATGCGCGAAACACGCCGCGCAGCATCACGCGATGGCGCCAAGCGTGGCATGAGCATGACCCTCGATAGACTGCAGCAGAGCCCATCTACCCGGACCCGTGTGGGGCTGCGCTGATGAGCACACCATTCCCTGAGATCAAACCCACAGGCCGGTCTTTCAAGCTCGGCACGTATCCAACCAAGGTCTACCGGGCCTTGTCTGGTGCCACGGTAAAACGCAGCTTTGGCAACCGGGCCACCGGCTTTGAGCTGCAGCTGGACTACCAGAACGTGGGCGACAGTGTGATCGCTGCGCTGCTGGCGCACTACACCACAACCTCCGGCGGCTTTGCCCGTTTCACCGTGCCTGATGTGTTGTTCTCTGGCATGGACAGCACTGTGCGCAGCTACATCCAAGCGCCGGTTGGCATCCGCTGGGAGTATGCAGACGCACCGGCTGTGCAGAGTGTCTTCAAGGGCATCAGCAATGTGCGGATCACGTTGCTCGGGGAGCTGGATGGATGAGCGACATTCGCATCTGCCAGTTCTTCAAGCTGCGCACCACTGATGGCGTCACCCATCGCTATCAGAACTACTTTGTGGGGCAGAACGCCAGCCTGCAGAGCGAGAGCTACGCGTTTGCACCGTTCCGCGCAGACGGCTCACTGGCAGCGCTGAACGGTGAAAACCAGCAGCTGCAAGTGCTGTTCCCGCATGTGGATTTCGCGCTGGTGTTGGTAGAGCGCGGTGATGGCAATCGCCTGAGCGAGCTGGAGTTGACCACGGCCTGGCTCAATGCCACCGGCGCCATCACCAACACCGTCACCGATTACTTCATCGGCCTTGGCGCCAGTTTCAGTGACACCACCATCGAGCTGCGTTTCAGGTCAGCAGTCGACAGCGTTGGCTCCAGCTTCCCGGCGCGCACCTTCACGCGCGATCTGGTGGGCCCGCTGCCACTCAACGCAGAGCTCTACCTGCGATGAATGATCTGGTGGGGTTGCGCTACGGCTGGGGGCAT